GTACAAACTTTGTAGGTTTAAAAGCTGGAAATAACTTAGCAGCTTCAACAACATTTACATTACCAACTGCTGATGGTTCAGCAGGACAATTTATTAAAACAGATGGTAGTGGTAACTTAGCATTCTCAACTGTTAATCAGTTTATTGATTTAGCAGGTGACACAGGAACAGATACATACAATACTGCTGAAACTCTTACCTTTGCAGGTTCAGGTGGTTTAGTTCAAACTGTAACAGACAATACAGTAACAGTTACAGCAACAGCATTAACAAACGCTAACTTATCAGGTAGTGCGGCTATATCAAATGCAAACTTAGCCAATCCTACAACTACTTTAGGTTCATCTACATTAACATTAGGTGCAACTACAACAGACATTGCAGGTTTAACATCATTAGTAGTAGATAGTATTACAATTAATGGTGCTACTATTTCTACATCAGCTAGTAACACAGACATTGTTATGTCGCCACATGGTACAGGTACAGTAACAGTACCATCAGGTTACGAAGACAGAGCAGGATTTACAACTAACTCATTAGCAAACAAAGCTTATGTTGACCAAGTTGCACAAGGTCTTGACGCTAAACCATCAACAAGAGTTGCTACAACAACAAACTTAACGGCGACTTATTCAAATGGTACTGCCGGTGTTGGTGCAACATTAACAAACTCTAGTACACAAGCTGCATTATCAATTGATGGCGTAACTATGGTAGCAGATGATAGAGTTTTAGTTAAAGACCAATCAACAGCCGCTCAAAACGGTATCTATGTTGTAACAAATATTGGTTCAGGTTCATCAAATTGGATTTTAACAAGAGCAACTCCTGAAGACCAACCTGCTGAATTATCAGGTGGTTCATTTGTATTCGTAGAAGAAGGTACTGCTAACGGAGATAACGGTTATGTATTTACACACACAGGCGCTCCTACTTTTGGAACAACTGCTTTAGATGTAACACAATTCTCTGGTGCAGGTCAAATAAATGCAGGTGCAGCTTTAAGTAAAACTGGTAACCAAATGGATGTTGAAGTTGATAACTCATCTATTGAAGTTAACGCAGACGCATTAAGAGTTAAAGCATTAGGTATTACAAACGCTATGTTAGCAGGTAGTATTGATGGTGCGAAGATGGAAAACTTTGTATTTACAGACGAAGGCTCTACACAAGGTCAAGTTCAAATTGGTAACCCGATGGAGTTTTTAGCAGGCGAAGGTTTAAATACAAGCGCTTCTGGTAATACTTTGACAATCGCAGGTGAATTAGCAAGTACATCAAATATCGGTGTTGCTAAATTTACAAGTTCTAATTTTTCAGTTACATCAGGTGATGTGGCAATTGTGACAGTTGATGGAGGTTCATTCTAATGAAATTATGGAAAAAATTTAAAAGTCTTTTTAATTTAGACTACCCTTTAGTATTAACTAAAGAACAAGAAATTAACACAGATTTAAAACACTTAAAAACTTTAACCAAAGCTGAGTTAGAAAAACTTGGTAGAAAAATTGGTATTGAGTTAGACAAAAGACTTACAAAAGATAAACTTATTAAACATATTAGAAAAAATAGCAAATAATGTCAACGGTAATTAAACCAAAAAGAAGTGAAACGGCATTAAGTGTACCAGCTGCCAATGTATTAGCCGTTGGCGAGTTGGCCATGAATGTTACAGATGGTAAGTTTTATACTAAAACCACTGGTAATGTTGTTAAAGAAGTAGGTGGTGCTGGTTCCGTTAATCTACAAACAGTAGTAACAAACGGTGCGACTACAAATGCAGATATTATTTTAGATGGTGCAAATTTAGTTTTTGAAGGTTTCTTAGCAAACGCATATGAAACATCTTTAACGGCTGCAGAACCAACACAAGATAGAACAATTACTTTACCCAATGTAACTGGTACTGTAATTACAACAGGAAATTTAACAGTAGATGGCACAACAACAGGTGATGTACTTGTTGGTGAGGGTGACGCCCTTGCATATGCTATCGTATTTGGAAGTTAGAAAATATGGCAAGTGCATTTAAAAACGCAGGTATGACAGTTGTAACAACTGACACTTCGGCTGCTAACTTATATACAGCACCGAGTAATGGTCAGGCAGTTATTCATGCTTTGTACATTTCAAATAAAAGTGCTACAAACTATGGTAATGTTGATGTCAAAATTACTACAGACGGTGGTTCTACATTTTATCATGTAGCAAAGTCTGTACAGATAGAACCGGAAAACACTTTAATTCTTGATAAACCACTTAATTTAGAATCTAACGATATCGTAAGAGTTGTCGGTGAATTAAACTCCGATTCTTCTCAACCAGCGATGGAAGCATATGTGGCTATTTTAGAAGTTACATAATAAAAGTATTATAAATAGTATTAAGGAGTAAGTTTATGGCATATTTGGTAGACAAGAAAACAGAAAATGGTATTTTTAGTAGTGCCCAATCTGCCTTTCATGGTCTAAAAGTTGAAAGACGAACATTTGCTAATGATGGTCAAGTAGATGAAGGCATATTAACTTACACAAAGGCTTTTATGTCGGATCCTAATGTGTCGGTTAATTTGGCAGATTACGGTACGCCATACAATGGTGTTGATGACGCTAATAGTGGTGACGCAAACCAGTATAATAGAACATTGATATCAAACCAAGGAACAGAATTAGCTGATGGTAGAACACCAGGCTCAAGAGCGTATGATGGTGTTCGTTTTGACAATAATAAGTTGACATATTATATGAACGCAGACGGATTTCTAGTAGCTAGATACTTCGAAGCATTTACATATAATTCAGGTGCAACAGGAAACACAAGGAACTATACAACATAGGATAACAAATGGCAGATTTCGTATTAGGGAGAATTAAATTTGTATGGAAAGGCTCTTGGGCAGGAACAACTGCTTACATTGCTGATGATGTCGTAAGATATGGTGGTAATGCTTTTATAGCACTAGCAAATCATACTTCTTCAGCATTATTCGAAACAGATTTAGCAGCCAACCCGACAAAATGGCAAAAAATGGTTGGTGGTGTTGAATACAAAACTGACCACGCAGACGCAACTTATTATAAAGTAGATGATATCGTTAAGTACGGACCAACATTATGGTTATGTACAACGGCTCACTTATCTACTTCAGCAGTTTTAGATACAACTAAATTTTCGGTATTTTTACCAGGTCTTGAATTTGAGGATTCATGGTCAAATAGTACACAATACCAACAAGGTGATATTGTAACTTACGGTGGTTATCAGTATGTTGCAGAAAGAAATAACATTGGTGTAACACCACTAGATTCAGGTGCAGATTGGGAAGTAATCACTACAGGTTACAGTATGCTCGGAACATGGGCGTCTGGTACTGCTTACAAAACAGGTGAAGTTGTACAATACGGTGGTAACACATATGTATATAAAGTAAGTTCAGCTGCAGGTACAAAACCAACTGATACATCTAAAGCAGATTTATTAGTCGAAGGTGTTTCTCATCAAGGAACATACAGTTCAGGTACTGCTTACAAAATTGGTCAAACAGTAGTTTCTTCAAACTCTACTTACAGAGCAAAATTAGATACAACAGCAGGTCAAGCACCTACTGACGGTGTAGATAATACTCAATGGGCACTTTATGTTGTAGGTGCACCATCAGGTGTATTCACTACACAAGGTGACCTCGTACAAAGAGGCGCAACTAGTCCTGAAAGATTACCAATCGGTAGAGCAGGTGATAGATTAAGAGTTAACTCTGCTGGAAACGGATTAGAATACTATAACGAAAGTTCAGGAAATACTTTACATGTATCTCCAGAAGGAGATGACACAAATCCTGGAACAGAAACATTACCTTTTAGAACAATTAAAAAGGCATGTCAATCAGCAGGTTCAAATGGTATTTCAACAATTTCAGGAATAGCAGGTGGTACAGGTGGTACTCCAGGCACATTCAGAAATGTTAGTGTAACAGGTGGTTCATCTACAGGCACAGTTGTTGATGTAATAACAGATGGTTCATCTACACCTACGATTAACATTATTAATAACGGTTCAGGTTGGACCGAAGGAAATACTGCTACAATTGCAAAAGCAAATGTTGGTAACTCTACAGCAAATATCACATTTTCAGTTGAAACAGTTGCCGGCGGTGATACAATTCACATTCAGGCAGGTACTTTTGAAGAAACTTTCCCTATTAGAGTTCCACCAAATGTAACAATTTTTGGTGACTCATTAAGAGGAACAAAAGTAGAACCAGCAACTGGTTCATCTACAGAGGTTGCTACAATCGGTACTGTAGGTGCTAATGACGCTTCAAGAACACCAGGAACATATACAAATGTTCTTGCTACAGCAACAAGTGGTACAGGTGTTGGTTTAAGAGTTAATGTTGTTGTTGATGGTTCATCAGCGATTACAGTTACACCATCACACGGTGGTTGTTACTTTGCAGTTGGAGATACACTATCTATTCCTGATAACTTATTAGGTTCAGGTGGTGGAGCTGCGTTAACATGTGCTGTTGCTTCATTGAAAAATAACAATGCAACAACAATATATCTTGTTAACAACTCTAACTACATCTCATTTATGACCATGCAAGGTATGACTACAGGTGCTAATGTAGTTGCTCTTGACCCTAGTGGTGCAATTACAACGGCTTCGCCTTATATTCATAACTGTACATCTGTTAACACAGGTACAACTGGTATGATGATTGACGGTAATGCTCATATTAGTGGTAACAAATCAATGGTTGCCAATGACTTTACTCAAATCAACACAGACGGTAAAGGTGTTTCAGTTATCAACGGTGGTAGAGCAGAGTTAGTATCAGTCTTTACATACTATTGTGATAAAGGTTTCAATACAGAATCAGGTGGTACAATTCGTGCCCTTAACTGTTCAAACGCATACGGAGAATACGGTGCTTTTGCAACAGGTGTAAGTGCAAGTGAATCACCAGACGAAGTACAATTAAGAGGTGGTCAAGTTGTTTTCCAAAATTTACAAGGAAACATTGCTACTGCCACAGTTGCTGAAGGAGATACCTTAACAGGTGCTGTTTCAGGTGCAACAGCAACAGCGATTGATGTTGTACAATCAACTAGAAAATTAAAGATTGAAGGTGGTAACGGAAGATTATTCTCACCAGGAGAAACAGTCAATGTTACTGGTGGTTCTTCATACAACTTTAAAATTTCAACAACTGCTTCAGACCATACAGACGCAGCTACTAAAACAATTACAGGTGTTACACAAGCTAACCCAGCAGTTGTTACATCTAACGGTCACGGATTATATAACGGTAATAAAATCGTAATATCTGGTGTTGTTGGTATGACACAGTTGAATGGTAATACTTACTATGTTCAGAATAGAACAGCAAACACATTTAGTTTATCATCAAATGCTGACCCAGCGTCAACAACAAATGTTGACAGTTCAGGTTTTACAGCATACGGTTCAGCAGGTACTATTACACCTAAAACACCGACAACTGGTCAAACTGGTTTCTTATTTGAAGTAGATAGTACAAGTTCATTATTATCAAGTGCAACAGCAGTACAAGTAGGTTCTAACTTACAGTTTGCTGGTGACGCACAGTATTATCGTGTAACTGCTATCACAAATACAGATACAACAAACAAACAAGCTAAATTAGCAATCACTCCTGAAAGAACGGCTTTTGCGCCTGACAATACGGAAGTTGATAT